GATGGAGGCAGGGATCCACCACATACCCCCTGCTTCCTTCTAAGGATTATATTTTATGTTATTAGGATTTGGCGCATTTGCAGAATACCCAATTTCTTCGGCAGGACCGGAGAATAATGTAACTATTTCAGTTACTAAAAATGAACTATCTATTAGTATTGGAAATCCAGGTATTACCGCAGATTCTATTACAGAAATACCTACTCCAAATCCACTTACTTTAGGTTTTGGAAGTTTAACTCTTACTGGGGACTCTAATCTTAGCCTTACAGGTTCTCAAGTCGCTTTAGGCACAGGGACGGTTACAGTCAGTGCCGGTGCTACAGTAACAGCTGTAAAGAACTCTCTTGTAATTTCAAGCGGAACTGTTACACTAACTGCAGACGCAAATGTCGATCCTACAGGAAGTACTTTAACGCTTGCTACGGGAACGGCACAAGCAATAACATGGAGTGAAATTATTCCAGGCGCAACTATGGTCTGGACACCAATAGACCCAGGAACGTAATATTATGGCATCAACTTATTCAACAAACGCACAAATAGAACTCATAACAACAGGTGAAAAAGCTGGTTTATGGGGTACTATAACTAACACAAACTTACAAATCGTAGAGCAAACTTCAACTGGGGTTTTAGATGTAGATCTAGCTTCAGGTAGTTCAACTCTTGTTTTAACTGATGGAGCAACTTCAACAGGTAAAAATGTATACTACAGACTTTATGGTACTTTAGCAGGTAACAGAACAGTCACTATGCCAGGTACTGCAAAAAGAGTTTGGATCATGAAAGACGATACCGTTAGAGGAACATCAAATAGAACTTTAGGGGTTTTAACTGCTTCTGGAACGGAACAACCTATTCCTCCAGGCGCTACTGTTTTATGTAAATCTAATGGCTCAGAAACAGTTGTAACTATTCTTGAAAAAGGATACGCAAGTATTACTAATTCTAATACTCCTTATACTGCTGTAGCTGGTTCACAGATTTTAGCTAATACGACTTCAGCCGTCATTACCGTGACGCTTCCTTCAGCTGCTTCTACAGGAGATGAAGTTACAATTATAGATTCGTATGGTACTTTTCAATCTAACAACTTAACCGTAGACCGAAACGGCTTAAAAATTAATGGTGGAACTTCTAATTTAATTTTAAGCAATAATGGTCAATCCCTTACATTAGTCTATGTAGACGCTACTCGAGGGTGGGTATACAAGACTAATTATACTTCATAGGAGCTAACAATATGGCTCTCTTTGAAATGAAATTTCAGCCGGGTGTCGACAAGCAGGACACTGCTGTCGGAGCAACCGATCGTTGGATAGATTCAGACAATGTCAGATTTAGATATAATCTTCCTGAAAAAGTAGGAGGATGGTCTTCTCTATTAACAGATACTATTGTAGGGGTTGCTAGAAAGCAACACGCATTCGTAGATACAGATGGTAATAAATATGTGGCTATTGGAACTGATAAATTTTTACTTATATATTTTGAAGGAACTCTTTACGATATAACTCCTTGGCGTTCTGATAATGCTGGTGCTCAAGTCGAATTTACGGGTTCAACATTAGCAACAGATAGTACTACAAATAAACAATGTACAATCACTACCACATCTAATCACAGTTTAGAAGTAGGAGATATTATTGTTTTAAATAGTGTCACCTTACCAGGTAGCACAGGTCTATCAGCAACTGATTTTGAAGATAAAAAATTTCAAGTTTTAAGTGTTCCAACTTCTGTAACTTTTACTATTAACTCTTTAAACCAAGCGACATCTGTAATTTCAACTGGTGGAAGTATGAAGGTTCAACCTTATGCAACAGTAGGACCAGCAGCTCAAACTTATGGCTATGGATTTGGGGTTGGTAATTTTGGTGGAACTATTAGTGGTGCTCAAACAAATAATTTAGATGGAGCCTTACTTGCAGATACTGCTGGTACAGGAGGAGCAGGAACTAGTGTTACTCTAGATTCTACTGCTGGGTTTACTAATGCAAATGGAACTATTTTAGTTGATAGCGAGTTAATTAAATACACAGGTAATTCAACTCCTAATTTAACAACTATTACTAGGGGAGCTTATGGAACAGCTGTTTCTGGTACAACTGGAAGTGCTCACAGTGATGGTGAGATAGTATATGATGCAACCAATTATACTCAATGGGGAAATGCAGTTAATGCTTCGGACGTTACACTGGAACCAGGTCTCTGGTCGCTAGGAAACTGGGGAGAGGTTTTAGTTGCAACGATTGCAAATGGAAAAACCTATACATGGAATTCAGGAATTAGTGGATCAGCTAGATTTAGCAATAGAGCTTCAACTTTAACAACTAATTATGTCACAGCTATTAGCGGAACTTCAGGAAACCCAACAGCTAGTAGATTAACTTTAGTATCACCTACTACACGACACTTAATTCATTTGGGAACTGAAACAACTATCGGAACAGACTCTACTCAAGACGATCTATTTATTAGATTCTCGGATCAAGAAGCTATTAATACTTTTGCTCCAACAGCTGATAACAGTGCGGGTACACAAAGACTTCAAGACGGTACAAAAATTATGGGTGCCATTAAAGGAAAAGAAAATATTTTAGTCTGGACTGATAATGCTCTCTACTCTATGAAATTTGTAGGAGCACCATTTACCTTTGGCTTTGAACAGGTTGGTACAAACTGTGGATTGATTGGACAGAATGCATGCTGTGAGATTGATGGTGTTGCTTATTGGATGGGAAACAATGGTTTCTTCTCCTTTGATGGTACTGTTAATTCCCTATCTTGTTCAGTAGAAGACTATGTTTACAGCGACTTTGATACTACTAAAGGTCAACAAGTATATGCTGGTATCAATAACTTATTTACAGAAGTAATTTGGTATTACCCAACTTCTGGTGCAACATATAATGACAGATATGTCGTATATAATTATGGAGAAAGAACTCAGCTACCAACAGGAGTCTGGTATACAGGAACTAACACTAATTCTATTAGAACCACATGGATTGATTCTATTGTATATCCACAACCTTACGCAACTCAGTTTAATAGTTCTGCAACAGGGACTTTTCCAAGTATCATTGGTGAAACAGGATTAGGTCAAACTGTTTACTTTCAACAAGAAACTGGAACTGATCAGTTAAATCCTGATGGATCCACTACTGCTTTAACTTCTTCTCTTCAATCCTATGATTTTGCTATTCAAACAGATAAAGGGATGGGAGAATATTTCCTAGCTATGAGAAGATTTATTCCTGATTTTAAAACTTTAACTGGGACAGCTAAAGTAACAATAACATTAAAAAATTTTCCTTCATCTTCAGGGACAGATAGTACCTTAAGTCCTTTTAGTGTGGTGCCTAGTTCCACACAATTTAATACTCGAGCTAGAGGAAGATATGCAAGTGTTAAAATAGAAAATCAAAGTGCTGGTGAAGACTGGAGATATGGTACTTTCCAAGTCGATGTTCAAGCGGATGGGAGAAGAT